TAATGTCAATACAATCAGAAAAAAACTTATCTTCTTCTTGCATTATTAAGTTTTTAACTTGTGCCATTTTTATTCTCCTGTTGTCTGCTTAATTCTAACAGGTTTGTTTACTGTTCTTCTACCATGACCCTTATATAGAATTTTATTGCAATATTTACTGTTTAAAAATTTTTTCATTGATTCAGCATATTCTTTTACTGCATAAGTCCAGATTATTTTGTCATCTTTATCAAAAATACTATAATAAACATTATCCATTTTTATTCTCCTCTAAATATTCCTCTATATCTTTTTTTATTTGTATTAATATTCCAGCTACATGATTACCTTCAATACTATTTATTAAAATGTCATCTTGTTCTATTTTTTTTACTAACTGATTCCATTTTAATTCATATTTGGCAAGTCTACTTTCTACACTATATTTATTTTTACTGCCTACGAATTTTAGTGTTCCGTTTTTTTCTTTTTCAATATAATTATTCTTTAAACCATATTGTATTAATTCTTTTTCAAATTGTTTTTTTGTGTCTTGTGTCATAATAAGCTCCAATTATTATTTTATCTGCATTAAAAAAAATCGTCATTATTTATATTAATAAATCACTATTAGTAAAATGTCAATTACTATTTGTGAAATATTTTTTATAGTAATTTATATTTCTCCTTCAATTATTTTTTTTGCCTTGTCTATTGTTTTCCAATTTTTAATATTATTTTTAATAGCAAGTAAAAAAATATCTTTTCCTATTTGTTGTCTTTGTTCTTTAGGAAACGGAAATATAAGATTGCCAACAAAAGCTTCTACTTCTTCTGCCTGTTCTTTTATAAATTCTTTATATGTCATTTTATTTATCTCCTTTTTTATATTATTATACTTAAAGTTTACAATATGTCAACAGTTATGTTTCACATGAAACATTTTTATTTGTTCTATCTTTGTTCTTTTTAAAATTAATGTCATATTAAACATAAAAAAAGACTTGCAATTATAAAACATTACAAGCCTTTTTATTTTTTTAATTTTTATTCTATTCTGTCGTGAATTGGTATAGCACCATAAAAATTATGACCTAGCATTTTTTCTATAGCTTCATTAAATCTACTATCTGAAGTCGCTGCAAAATTGCCACCAAACATTGTATTTTTATTTATGTCTTTTTCTGCAACTATTTTTACACTATTACCATGACTAAATTTTTGTAAAATTAATTTAACTGGTGGATAATCTTCGCAAGGTTCAAAAGGTGCGTCAATATTTGTTATTGTTAGACCTTTTATTTTTTTTGAAGATATACCGTTTTTAGTGCAATCTCCTAAATTATCTTTATATATATAAATATGTAATCCCATTTTTTTATATTCCTTTTTTTGCTATAAAATAATTAATGTCTTTATTATATTTCTTTTTAAAATCTTTTATTAATTCTTTAAAATCTTCTATAAAATATTTAGCATTGTAAAATTTTATAGAATTGTAATAAAATAAATATTTTTTGTAATATTCTTTTTTTGTCATTTTTTGTTACTCCATAAACAATGTCATTAATTAAAGCAAGTAATGACTTCTTGCAAAGTATTCTATAATACTTTTTATAATGCCTTAAATTAATAAGGCACTACAAAAAATATTAATGAGGTAAATTTAAAGATAAAAAATATTCAAAAGTTTTATTTAATTTTTCTTTAGAATAATTTTTATATTTACTTTCAATAGATTTGCATTTTTCTGTATTTAAACAATCTAAATAATCTTTATGTGGTACATTTTGATTACTTCTTTCGTGCATAATAAATTCTATTTTATTTTGTTTATCACAATTTTTTATTAAGTTTTTTACAGATTGCTTAACAAACTTTTTTACTTCGTTAAAATTATTGCTTTGTAATATAGGCAATCCACAACCATAATTTTTTTCTAATATTACAGTATATCTGAATCCGTCTTGTATTTCTCTCTCTTTAATATTTTTATGGTCTATAAATATTTGAAAATATCTATAACTAAATGAACAACACGCATCATTCCCATAAGTTACATCTTCCCATTCATTAGGAATTTTTAAGTCTTTTATTTCTTTATACATTTTTTGTTACTCCAATTTAATTGATGTCATTATTTTACTTTGTGACAATAAACAAAGTAAGTATTAAATACTTAACAATGCACTTTAATTAAAAGCCCATAGTTAAAAATTATATCATTCTATATTTTAATTTATATCCGTCTTTAAATAAATCTTTACTTAAATTATAAATAACATGAAATCCCATATCCATGCCACAACCTTGAATATATAAAGACCTTGTTTTGTCTTTGAAAGTATAATTAAACTCATCACATATATTATATGTAATGTTTAACAAATTATTATCTTTAATTTTAAAAAATTGTATATGTCTACTCATGCCACTTCTAGCTACATGAGTAATTTTATATAAAATTTCATCATTCTCTTTTATAATATTTTTTAACATTTTAATTGCTCCATAATTAATTAATAAAATTGAAGTATAATACTTCTTAATAGGGTACATAGTACCCCATTAAGAAATATTAAAAAAATTTAAAAGCACTAGCATGAAGTAAAATATCTTTTTCTACTTTGTTACTATCTTTTTGATTAAAGTAATATTTTCCCATTTTTTTTATAACTTTATAAACTATTGGAAATTTTTTCGGAATGTCTTCATTCTTAAAATTAAAACAAATACTCATTTTTTTAAGGTCATTAAATAAGTATTTTTCATAGTCATTAAAACTATCTTGTATTAATTTAGAAATAAATTCTATTTCCGTCATTTCTTTAATCTTATTTAAATTTATTTTTAGTTTTATGCCCTCTTGTTCATACTGTTTAAAAGTATAAATAATATGGGCTTTAATATTATTGTTCATAATAATCCCTTTTATTTTTTATAGTATTTAATAGAAGTAATTTCTATAATATCATTTTTAATTAAATTTTTAATTTCTTTCCACGATTTAAAAGACATATCACAATCTTTTTCATTTTTTGAATCTGTATATACTCCATTTTCTTGTTCATAAAATATAAAACCATCAGAAAATTGTATTTGTTTATATAATTTATTCATTATGTTACTCCATTTAAATTAATAATACTATTATATTACACTATCTGTGAATTAATGCAAGTATATATTAATTATTAAAATAGGGATTAACTAAACAATAATTATATTTAAATCTGCGACATTATAATAATACTATATATATACATATAGCATAATAGACTAACATTATTGCAAGGCTAAAACATAAAACACAATTACATATAATTTTAAATAATGCCTATTATCTAATATATTTTCATAACTTCTATTATAAGATACTTATTAACTAAGTTATAACAATATAAGAATATAAAGTTAAAAGTTAAATAGTATATAAAGAGTAATGCCTAGTAGTGTTAAGATATATGGCATTTATTAAATAAAGATGTATCTCTTTAGATAAAAAAGGACAGGAGCTAGGAGCTGCAACTATGTTCTCTTTTTGTTCTTACCAATACTTTAACAGCGATATAATAGCCTTACAGCAACGCAACCATTATTAGATACAATTATACCTATTAAGTATTTAGTGGCATTGTATAGCGATTATATGGGATATATTTGTTCTATATATGTTCCTGTTCCTGGTGTTCTCTATTTGTTCTATAATATATTTGTTCTAGCTTTGTTCCAGGATAGAAGGTTCATTGACATTTTTATTTTTAGATTTTTTTTTAAATTATCGGATGTGGGGTGGTACTGGTGCTAATCTAAAGGCATATATCAAACACATCCCAAACAACTACTTTTAATTTTATAAAATAGTAAAAAACAAAAAAGGTTTTGACATATGGTAATTAGTTATTTATATGTTGTTGTATGACTGTAGCAATTAAAGGTGGTAGACCTAAGTTTGAACCAAATGAAGAGAACAGGCATCAAGTAGAGTTGGCTGTTGGGTTTGGATTGAATCAGGCACAGATAGCGAAACTAATGAATTGTGATGTTACTACCCTTAGGAAATATTTTAGGCATGAGTTAGATGCTGGTAAGGAGAAGTTGGTGATGTCTATTGGTAGTCAGTTGTATAAGAAAGCTATGAAGGGGGATACTATCTCGGCAATATTTTTAGCAAAGACCAAAGCTGGTTTTAGAGAAACTGTAGAACATGAAGGACTACCGAATAATATTACAGTAAGTTTTAATTTAGATAATAAGAAAGAGATTGATGCAGAAATAATACAGGAGAAAATAACAAATGGCTAGACGAGGATTATATTCTAATATTCATGCTAAACGCAAACGCATAGCTGCAGGGTCTGGTGAGAAGATGCGTAAAGTAGGAAGTAAAGGTTCACCAGCAAAAGGTATCTTTAAGAAAATTGCAAATAAAATAAAAAAGAAAAAAACAACAAAGAAAGGATAATATTATGCCAGGATATGGATACGGAAAAATGAGTAAAAAAACAACTAAGAAACCTATGAAGAAAAAAGTACGAATAGTCATGGGTAATAAAAATAAAAAATCTAAAAAAAGGACTGCATAATGAAAGGGGTAAACCATTATAAGAAAGATGGTACAATTCATAAAGGTGGTATGCACAAAATGCCAGATGGAACTCCTCATACTGGCAAGTCTCATACTAGTAAAAGTGTAAAGCTGTTTCATTATGGTGAACTATCAAAAAAATCTCAAATGAAAGCAAGAAAATCTTGGAAATCATAAATGGCAATAGACTATAGAGGAGAAAAATTTTCTGGTTATAATAAACCAAAAAGAACTCCAAATAAAAATAAAAAATTTGCTGTACTTGCAAGAGCTAATGGACAAACAAAACTCATACGATTTGGCGACCCTAATATGAGTATTAAAAAAAATAATCCTGACAGAAGAAAAAGTTTTCGAGCTAGACATAAATGCGATACATCTCCTCCAAGTAAACTTACAGCTCGATACTGGTCGTGTAAGAAGTGGTGATATGCACATAACCATTCCTTACACACCAAGACCACAACAAGCAGACTTACATAAAAATGATAAACGATTTAAGATTTGTGTATCTCATAGAAGATGGGGTAAATCTGTGTATGCCATTACAGAAATATTACGACACGCATTAGAAATAAAAACAGAAAGAAATGATGGTAGGTTTGCATACATAGCTCCATACTACCGACAGGCAAAAGCTGTGGCTTGGGATTATTTATTATATTATACAAAAAATATTCCTGGTACTAAAGTAAACCAATCTGAACTACGAGTAGATTTAATAAATGGAAGTCGTATACGATTGTATGGTGCAGGTGATGACCCTGATGCTTTGAGAGGAATATTCTTAGATGGTTGTGTAATGGATGAGTATGCAGATATGTCTCCTAGAATGTGGTCAGAAGTTATAAGACCTGCGTTAACCGATAGAAAAGGTTGGGCAATATTTATTGGTACACCAAAAGGTAGAAATCAATTCTGGCAATTATATGAAGATGCAAAAGATGATAGTGAATGGCATAGAGCAATCTATCGTGCAAGTGAAACAGGTGTAGTAGATGCTAAAGAATTAGAAGCAGCAAAAAAACAAATGGGCGAAGATGAATATATGCAAGAATTTGAATGTTCATGGGCAGCTGCCATTAAAGGTTCTTACTATGGTAATTTAATTATAGAAGCAGAACAAGAAGGTAGAATTACAAAAGTAGAAAGAGACCCTAGCTTACCTGTTCATGTAGCATGGGATTTAGGAATATCGGATAGTTGTGCATTATGGTTTTTCCAAGTTACAATGGGTGAGATAAGAATATTTGATTATTATGAAAGTGCAGGAGTTGGATTAGACCACTATGTAAAAGTAATGGATGAAATGCAAATAGAATACTGGGGTGATGATTATTTACCTCATGATGCTAAAGTACGAGAGCTTGGAACTGGTAGAACTAGAGCAGAAACTTTAATCAATATGGGTAGACGACCACGCATAGTTCCTAACCATAAAGTTGATGATGGAATTAATGCTGTACGATTATTGTTGCAAAATTGTTATTTTGATGTTAAGAGATGTGAAAATGGCATTAATGCTTTGAGAAATTATCAAAGAGAGTGGGATGATGTGAAAAGAGTATTTAAAAGAAATCCTTTACATAATTGGGCATCACATGGTAGTGATAGTTTTAGGTACTTAGCTATGTCGTATAAAAATATAAAACCAAAAGAAAAAGAACCAGATATTATGAAAGAATTACTGCGTACTCCAACACTAGATGAAATGATGGATATGCACGACAGAGAACAACGCAATAAACCAGAAAAAAGGATATAATATGGCATATGGTAAAAAAAAACCTATGAATGTAGCTTTAAAAGGTAAGCAAAAAAATTTACCTACAGCATTAAAGAAAAAAATTATAGCATCAAAAAATAAAAAAAATAAAAAAGGATAAGGAGATATAATGGCAATTAACTCAGGAATGTATAACAGACCCATGACAGAAGAAGAAGAAAGAATGATGATGTCTCAAAGTTTACGAGGTAATAATAATATGATGATGGCAGATAACAATACAACAATGCCAGAATCTCAATTTCCTGCTGATTATACAACAGGTCCTACAGTAATACCACCTGGTGCAGATATGTCTCAATTTAATGATGTAACAGGAACTATGTTAGCACCTCCTATGGATAGTGCAGCACCTATTATGACACCACAAGAACAAATAAGTCCTATGGGAACACCTATGACACCAGAACAAATAGATGAAGAAATTATGAGATTGCAGATGCTAAAAAATCAAATGATGATGGGTAATTAATGGCAGAAACTAGAGATGAAACAGTAAAACTTCAAGGTACTGCTCAATACTGGCAGATGGAACTTGATAGCTCTGACCAATCAGAAAAAGATTGGAGAGAAAGAGGTAGAGCTGTTGTAGCACGATACAGAGATGAAAGAGAAACAGATGGATATGGTACTGGGTTAAGTAAACAATTTAATATCCTATGGTCTAACACAGAAACTATGAAAGGTGCATTATTTGCTCGTATGCCAAAAGCAGATGTGCGTAGAAGATACAGCGACAATAACCCTATTACAAGACAAGTAGCTATTGTACTAGAAAGAGCATTACAATATGGTAATGAGGTATATTCAGCAGATAAACCTATAAAAGCAGCAATAGAAGATTATTTATTACCTGGTAGAGGTGTAGTCTGGGTAGTATATGAGCCTATTTTTGTAAAAGAAAAGATACAAGTAGAATCTTTAGATGAATTTGGCAATATGGTTATGATAGACCAAGAAGAAGAACGCATAGCTGACCAAAGATGTTATTTTGACTATATAAACTGGGAAGATTACAGAGAAAGCCCAGCAAAAAGACCAGAAGATGTATATTGGAAGGCAAGAAGGCATTT